CACCACCGCCACCACCACCCGATGATTTGTTACCACCACCGCCACCACCTGCAACTATTACTGCTGTAATTTCAGTTGTGTTTGGTTGTAATGTTAAACATCCAGAGGATGTTTTTGTTGTGATAACTTCACTTTGATTAACTGCTGCTTGTACAGTATTAGGTGGTCCAATTATTCCGCCATTTCCAGCCATAATCTAAACCTCCTATGCGTCGTCTATCACTTCATATGATACGAATAATGTTAAGTCAGAAGCAGCACTTGCTCCGCCTTCTAATACGTCACCTTCTTCTAAATAGATAGGTGTGTCTAATAAAACTAAAACCGCATCAGCTGGAACTGAAACAGTGCTAGCTATTTTAAAAGTTGCTCCAGAAACAGATGATCCTGTTGCTGCTGAAGTTCTTGTTGCCTTATCAACTGCTACAGTTACATCAGCCGCGTTTGTTCCATCAATGTTTGCAACTGAAATTCTATTAATTTTTACTAATTTATTAGAAGCTACAGTTAGCAATTCTGTAGTGAGAGTTGTACCCAATTCAAAACCTTGAGATTCTCCTATAATGGATGATACTGATACTATATTTGGTGCTGCCATAATTTACTCCTTTTATCCGAAAACGATCGCCATTGCAATAGCTTTTCCTGTTGTTGCAAGACCGACACCGTTGGCCTGTACCTCGCCAGTCCCTTTTGGTATTAAATTTATACTTATATTTGAATCATCTCCAACGGCGGTAATACTAGGATTATTGCCAGTTGCAGCGTTTGTTATGTCAAAGTGGTTAACTGCCGAAGCTGTTGTTTGAAACTGTAATTGCTCATTACCATTTTCATCTCTAATTCCATGGTCATCATCAAAATCAATCATGAAAGAATTAGTGTCTAAATTACCACCAAGTTGTGGTGTTGTATCTTCAACTATATTTGAAATACCTAAAGCTATTGTATCAATATCAGGATTAGTGCCATCATTTGCAGTTGCAAATACAATAGCATCACCTTTGTCTGTTGCTGAAAAAGTAAAAGAGTCTCCTGAACCAGATGCATATTTAAATTGAACTGTGTAAGCACCTGATGTTGAGTTTCTTAAAAAATAAAAAGTTTGAACATCAATTGGAATAGTTACAATCTGATTACCTGTAATAGTTCCTGTAAACTCAATCATTCTGTGAGAAAGTTCTGCACCAGTTGATCCATCAGAAACTGACAATGCAGTTGTTTGAGCTCCACCTGCTATTGATTTAGCAATATACCCACCAGATATTTGTTCTATAATTTGTAAATTTGTATTAGTCTTTGTTCCCCATGTACCGGCGTTTTCACCAGTTGCTTGAAGTTCAACACCTAAAGGTGTAAATGTTGATGCCATAAATTTCTCCTATGCTGCTACATCATTATAGCTGTTATTTGTTCCTGTTGCAACATTTGAATAAGTTCCATTAGAACCTGTTGGTACATCAGAATAACTGTTATTTTGGCCAGTGTCAATATCTCCATATGCAAAAATAATTGGTGTTCCGATGCTAGAAGTTATAGATTGCCCTGTTAATCCAACCTGCACATCAACTACAGAAACAGAGCCAATACTAGCACTAAATGATTGACCCGTTAGTCCTAACCCCTCTTCTATAGTTAAAGATCCCACAGAAGCTGTAGCTGATTGACCAGTTGGTTGAGCAACAGCTCCACCTAGTCCAACTATAGATCCTAAATTAAATGATGCTGATAAACCTGATACTAATACTGTATCATTTGGTATGGTAACAGTGCCTAAACTAGATGTTATTTCTTGACCTGTTAAAGATAATTCAAGTGAGGATGATCCAGTTGCAGTGCCTTGTGACAGTGTCATTGATTGACCAGAAGGCTGAACCGTATCATTTGGTATTGTCACACTACCTTGTGACAAAGTCATATCTAAACCTGTTAAACCAACAACATCAGCAACAGCAGGTGCCCCTAAAGATGAAGTCATAGACTGACTTGTAAGTCCTACTGTCATTTCTATAGGTGAAATAGATCCAACAGAAAAAGAAGCTGATAAAGTAGTGTCTATTACAACAGGGGTAAAAGCTTCACCTTGTGAAAATGTACTTTCTTGACCAGTTAATCCAACAGTCATATCTACAACTGTTGGCGATCCTACACTAGATGTAATAGATAGACCTGTGGGGAAAACTGTTGCATCTTTTAATTCACCCCATTCACCATCATTCCAAGCCTGTGCACCCCAACCTGTTTTTAAAGTTACAGCTTCGTTCCAATTAGCCTGTCCCCAGGTGAACCTGCCCCATCCTGAAGATACCGACATGGTCGGCCTCCTATGCTAATCTGATTATTGCGTTACTTGCGTCTGCTGTAGGAAACTCAATTTTAAAAGTTCCGTTACTCGCTGTCTTGTCACCACCAAATGCGATAACACAAACAGCATCAGTTGTGCCTGAACCACCATCTGTTGTTGTGTTGTAAATTAATGCACCATTTGCAGTGAAAGAAGCTGATGTATAAGTTACATCTGAAAAGTCTGTGAATGCAGTTGTTGAAGATAGTGATACACCAGAGTTTGTAAGAGTTGCTCCACCTGCAGAGTATGCAGATCCAGATGTGTTTGATATTTCATTTGATGTTGAATAGTCAGTCGTAGCCGCACCTAAAGATGCAGAACTAGTAAATAAAGCAATTTTAAAAGTATGTCCACCTGAAGATTCAAAGCTGTGTTTACCTTGTAAAAGTTCTTGTTTAAAACTTGAACATATTGCTGATGTTATTGCCATAATTTTCTCCTACGGGTTTACTGAGTTTACCGGTATTCGAACAGTGCCATCCGTATAGTCATCTCTTCGTCTTCTACCGACTTGCTCGTTAGCAAACTTCTGTACTTCTTCTTTATATTTATTTTCATATAAAGTCAACATGTCTATCGGACCTTTTAAAAACCCATATGCCTCTGATAGACAGCAATATAATAGCCCATTTGGAAAATTAAGACTAAGATAATTAGTATTATCACCCTCTAAAAGACCTGCCATTTTGTTAAAATGTATTCTAGCTAAATAATTAGTATTAGGTGTAGGGGCTAAAAATATTCTACCTGATGTCGTATCCGTGTTTCCAGTTGCACCTCCAAACATAGCATAATATTTAGGCTTTCCTTGAGCTGCTGATGTTCCTGTTACATCTTGATACTCTTGTAAATAACTCATGTCTTTTTTTTCTAAAAAAACATTTGGTCCTGTTAAAACAGAACTAGAATCATAAACTTGAATTGCTCTTATAAATAAACAACCCGCAGGAGCATTAATAGTTTCTTGCCCTGGAACTAAATTTACAGATTGTTGTTTTCTATCTGCATCAATAGGTACGTCTCTCATAATTCTATATTGAGCATTTAATAATATATTTTCTAAAACAGCATCTGTTAAAACATTTGAATCTGTTTCAGTATAACTTCTAATTTGTGTTTTTAATCCTGATGCACTTATTCCTGACATTATTCTGTGTCCTCTTTATAAATTGGTGTTTCTGGTTCTGGCATGTCTTCATATAATTGAAGATGCTCATCTTTTTCAGAACATGCACATTGTTTAATTCCAAATAATTTAGCAATAAAATTTTTTATTTTTTTAATCATGCTGTTACCGTAACTGGTCCTGCAGACACAGTTGGTCCTCCTCTTTCTTCTGTTATACTAGGAGTTGCACCTAGTGTAAATGTATATTTATCTGTTGTGGTCACCGTTATACTAAATCCCGATGAATTTTCATAGGTAGAAAAAGGAACCCCTCCTGGACTACCTTGAACATTTCTAAATCTTACTGTATCTCCTGAAGTTCTTCCGTGATTAGGTTCTGTCACTGTAACAGTTTGTGAACTTGCAGTTGTAGAAAAAGGATTATTACCTAACATCGCTGCAACAGCAGGTTCAGTTCTACCAGGCCTTACATGTCGTAAAGATATAGAATCACCATTCATGGGTTTTGGTTCTAATTGTGGTTGTTTTGGTTCGAATTCTGATACGTGTACAAAAGAACCATTCCATTCTCTAACCATTTCTTTGTATGGAAACTCCATACCAGATCTATCTGATATTGCTCTTGCGTATTTACCTGTTGCGTACTTTGCCATTATTTTCTACCTCTTGAAGGTTTTGTAAATATTCTATAAGATTCTCTTACAGCATCTTTATCTAAAGGTTTGTTTTTGTACCTATTTAAAAGTTTTTTATGTTTTTTTACTGCTTCCTTAAACTCAGGGCTTACTTTTTTAATTACTTTTGCTGCTCCTTTAACTATCATACCTGCAAAAAATTTTTTTCTCATTATGCTCCTGGATAATATGCTTTAGGAGTTATGTGTGTGCTAGAAGCAGAACCGTCCTCTGCTAATGCTCTTGCAAACTCATCCTCATAAATTAATTTTGTCGCTTGGGTCATTTGTGGCATGTATTTCATAGATAGATAATATGCTAATCCTGATACCATGCAAGGCACAAATCTAAATGGAACATCTGCTGCATTAGTGTAATCACCCACATCTTGTATTCTTTTTATGTAATAGAAATGCATATCTTTAGATGCATTAGTTGAATCTGGTGTTGGATAAATATGCACTCTAACTTTATCAATAAATCTTTCTACCCAATATTGATTTGGCGTGCCTTTAGATAGTTTATTAGAAAAACCTGCATAAGTAGATCTATCTACTTTTGTCATTGGGCTATCTGATTGATCTGTTTGAGTTCTATTAGATCTTAATTGTGCTTCAAGGACATCTGACATTCCATGAACATTTGCTGGTGTTGATACAGCACTTGTGCCATCTGCACTAGATCTAAAAAAATCATACTCTGCTTGGCCTTCAATTAAATCCATATTGAGTTCGTCTATTTCCCAATAATGAATACCTCTATTACCCCACTCTTGAAGTAATATATTTAATGTTCTTCTGGCATTTTTTAATTGGTAGCCAGCAACATTTTGCTGTCCAATACGTTCAAAAGCCTCCTCTATTATTTCATCAATAGCAAAAGTTTTATCAAACGTTGCCGTTCCTGAAGTAGTATTAGCCATTTAAACTCCTAGCCAGTGTAACCAATAGTTAGAGATCCTGTGTTAGTCATGGTTGCATGAACACCATTTTCAAATCTGATACCATTTCCTGGAACGTAGATATCTAAACCCTCTGTTCCAAAATCAGCTTCGAAAACTTTATCTCCTGAACTACCAGATGAAATATCTCTTAACACTACAACAGATGAAGCTGCACCTGCAGCTTGTATGTATGTAACTCTGCAAGGACCTATGTTAGTTGATCCACCAGAGATAGTTTTTACCTGTCCTGTGCTAGCTATATTTGTAAACTTCTGATCTGAACTCATATTTTCTCCTTAAAATTAAATGTGGGGCCGAAGCCCCACATTAATTAATTATTAACTATCTGCAAAAGGTGTTGCTTCAGTACCTGTACCGATTAACACTGCTTCTACTAGATAAACATTGTCTTCAAGTGCAGTAATTGTAACTGTGCTACCTTTATCTCCACCTGTTGTTCCACCGTTCATGCTGATAACATCGTTTGTTGCTCCAGGAACAAATGAACTATTTGTACCATCTGCAACATTAACAACAGTTGCGTGACCAACAAATTTGTCAGTTCCGTCTGTTTTGATGTCACAATCTGTACAATCTGTGCCTACAAAAAATTTGTAAACAGCACCTAATTGGTTGTTTGCATTAGGATCATTGTCTCCAGCTGTAGCGCCTTTGCTATCTGCTTTGATTGTTGGAAGTGTGATTGCACCATCTGCATCATTTACTTTAATAACTTTACCTGCGTGAGCAGCAAAAGTTAAAGTAGTTTCCGCTGTGATGTTTACAATCGAATCAGGTCCCGCAGTAACAAATCCTCTTAAAGATTTTACTGGTCCTGAAAATGTAGTTTGTGCCATGATTATATCCTCCTAGTCTTCCGAACATAGTCTCTAGGCCGTCGACTATACGCGTCTATGTTCTAATTAATTGTATAGTGATTAATTTATATACTAGATTTTTATAAAGCGCAAGAGAGCCTGTAATGTGGATGGGTTTTTTCCAACGATGTAGCTTTTTATTAAGTAGCTACAGAAACTTGAGGAGCCGCATCTTCTATTCTATTTTTCATATGAGCTTTTTCTGCTTCAGCTGCTCTTATGTGGCTAAGGACCTCTCTGACTTTTCTGTCAATCTTAACCATGTTGAGAGTATATCTACCCTCTCTCAGATGCTCCTGCTCCCATTCTAGATC